TAGGAAGGAAAGTTCTCGCAAACCTACTTAGGCTTTGTAAAGTAAAGTCAACATGGTCAGGTGGCGCGATGGTATGACGCTCCATTTAATTGAATGGACTCCTTAAGGAATAGAATGAACTCGAGATAGTTTTATTCTGGAGGTTCTCAGGTTCGAATCCTGTCCTGACTACAAAATCCTGCTTATTGACTGATGAGTGAAAGACCTCAAAATTACAATAAGGTGGTTGACAGCTGGAAAGACAGCAAATATGGCTCTATAGCAAGCTCAGGTAGCTCCTGGACGCTGCGAGTGGGTGAATGAGGGTAATTTGTTAGTAACTCTCCTTAATACTAGGATCGGAGTATCAAAGTTGAAGCATATTACAAGTAATTCACAAGGTGGGTTCGATTCCTACTAGAGCTACTATCATAAACACGCGGAAAAGGTAGAAGGGTAATTCCTACGTGATAAAATAGTATAGGCGATCTTAGATTTCCTCGAATCTAGTTAGATTGGTAATGGCTAGACGCGGGTACCACCAATGGCCTCGGTTTATGATTTTATTGTGTTCTCCCTTGAGAAAGGATAAAGAATGTACTAAGCTGATTGCAGTAATGCATGTAATACCTGTACGGAACACAGAGGGAGTCTCACCCTCAACTGCGCGAGTGGTGGAATTGGTAGTCATGCTAGATTTAGGATCTAGTGCCGTAAGGCGTGTGGGTTCGAGTCCCACCTTGCGTACAGGCAGAAGCTCAACTGAAGAAAAAATAGAGCTGATAGTCAAGTGGCGGAATGGTAGACGCGCCTATCCCTTGTTTAGGGGTGAAGTCAATAGGTTAATGTGGTATCCAAAGACTCTTGTCACATACTTTACAGGTTCGAGTCCTGTCTTGATTACGATGTTGGGTAGCTCCCAAATGAACTTAGGGCGGTATCGGGCTAGCCTAAGAGAGATTGAAAAAAAGCCCGTACATAGTCAGGTTTGGTACAAGGTCGGTTCGAGTCCGATGGAAGGTCGTGGATGTCGGGTAGCTCCCTGTATCAAGGTTCGATTCCTTGACTGACTACGCAAAAAACACGGATGGAGTTTCCCTACCTCGAAAGAGATGGGTTTTAGAAGTTCGGCTAGTCAGGTGACGGAATTGTCATGGTGCTGGGATAAAAACTGGCAGCAGACATCGGTAGACGTAAAGAATGGGTGGATAGCGTGCCATTGGGGAAGAACCAAGAAAGTTACGCGTTGCAGGTTCGAGCCCTGCCCTGACTACACCGTTTACTTGATTCCTGGTAGTAGAGTAAAGACCATTGGAGAATTCGGGATGTCTCGCGAATGGTGGTGTAAGGTAAGAGGAACTTACAACGGTGGAGTACCGGAAACAAAAGAAACGAAGCGCATGGGTGATCATGCGTTGAGCTCAAATCTCCACCATAATAGTCAGGTGGCGTGTTGGCATACGCACCGATCGTAAGGGAGATATCAGGTTCGATTCCTGTCCTGACTACTAACAAATAAAAAAAGAATGAAGTATTTTAAATTATTCTTGATGTGTCTTGGATTTATCGTAATCACATCAATGTTTGGCGAATGGATCGTCAGTCGAGAAGTTAATGGGTTCCTCCAGCTTTTAAGTTTCGTTGGGGTGTGTGGAATCTTTATTTATATAGTAAACGAAACAATAAGTATTTTATTTAAAAACAAAAAACAAAATGATTAGTACCGTAATTTTTTTAGTAGGCTTAGTAATTGCAGCATTTGTCGCATTTACAACAAGAGATGTAATGTATAGCGTAGAAAAAGATCGTTGGGGCGATGACAAAGAAACCCTGAATATGAGATGGTTGTTCAAACCGCTTGGCATCTTAGTAGGAGGTTTATTAATTTCAATATTTCAACCTTTTTCACTTGAAAGAGTAGATGCAGGCCATGTCGGTATCAAAGTTAACTTGACTGGTGATAATCGCGGAGTATCTAGTTATGAATACAAGACAGGTTGGGTGATGTATAATACCTGGACTGAACAGATGTTAGAGTTTCCAACATTCCAGCAGCATATTGAATACAAGGATCAGCAAGTGATTACTAAAGGCGGGTTTGCATCAACAATTAAACCGTCATTTAACTATTCCCTAAAACCCGCTGCAATCGGTAACATGTTTGAGAATCTACGACTAGATATTAAACAGATCGAACAAGGCTGGCTGATGAATGCTATTGTATCTTCAGTAAATGATGTAGCCAATAAATGGGAAGTAGATGCCATCTTTAATAAACGTGAGGAATTTGAGGCAGCTATTGTAACTGAATGTAATAAAAGGTTATCTAAGTGGTTCACAGTATCACAGCTAAGAACAAATATCATACCTCCAGCATCACTACAAAAAGCAATTGAGGGTAAAACAAAAGCAGTTCAAGAAGCTCAAGCCGCTCAACAAAGAACACTAGTTGCCGAGGCAGAAGCTAAAGAAAAGATTGCAATTGCAAAAGGCGACTCTGCAAAAGTTATTATTGATGCTCAAGCATTGGCACTGGCGATGAAATTAAAACAAAAAGAGATCACACCTCTGTATGTAGAATACCTAAAAGCACAGAGTTGGAATGGGGTATTGCCAAGCACAGTAGCTGGTGGTTCTGGAACATTCCTAAACATCAAATAACACAAATGGAAAAGACATTAAATTTAGTAAACCCAAACGATGTATTGTCTTGTAAGTATAAAATTAGTAGATTTCCTGATGGACAACAGTCCATCAGGATTCTTGAACATGAATACACAACGTATAATAGTCTAATGGAGCAGTCTACTTCGATCTTTATTAAATCAAGATTAAATACTTTTCAAGATTTAGAACTCATTATATGTGCAAATCAAGCATTAAAAGAGATTGGCGTAAAAAGCGTAAAACTATATATCCCATATTGTATCGGAGGAAGAAGCGATAGAAAGTTTCAAGAAGGTGGAATTAACTACATTAAAACAGTAATTGCACCGATCCTTAATTCACAAAACTTTGATGGTGTTAGTATTATGGATCCGCATTCAGATGTTTTAGAAGCGTGCATTAACAATTTTGTAAAATTAGATAATTTTTATTTAGGTTCAATGGCGTTAAAGGACATCTATGGGAATAAGTACAATCACGAAGATATTTGTCTAGTCTCACCGGATGCTGGAGCATATAAAAAAGTTTTTGATTTTGCTTCTAAGTACGGCATTAAGAATATTATTACTGCCGCGAAAGTACGGGATATGGAAACTGGAGAGATTATTAGAACAGAAGTACCTAATCTTCATATTGCTGACCTTGACCACGAACTTAAATACGTTATCGTTGATGATATTTGTGATGGAGGAAGAACATTTATTGAGTTAGCAAAAGTTATTAGAAAGCTAAGACCTAACTCAGAAATTTATTTAGTAGTCACTCACGGAATATTCAGTGCAGGATTTGGGGAGTTAGGGGAATACTTTGACGGAATTTATACTACTAACTCAATTAAAAACATTTCAAATATGGGTACATCATCAACCCTTAAACCAATTAATTTTAAACAATTTAATATATTCTAATATGAATCCATTATTATTAACCGATGGTTATAAAACATCACACAACAAACAATATCCAGAAGGAACAACCTTAGTGTATTCTAATTTTACGCCACGCTCAAATAGGTACGCTCCAAAGGGTTGTAACGAAGTAGTCGTATTTGGAACACAAATGGTAATGATGCAAATACACGAGACATTCCAAAAAGATTTCTTTGATAAACCGAAAGATGAGGTTTGTGGAGAAATGAAACGTGAGCTGTCAATGTATTTGGGTATAGACTATGATGTGTCACACTTTGAAGCATTATGGGACCTGCAATATTTACCGATCATAGTCAAATCATTACCTGAAGGAACAAAGGCACCAATCAAGGTTCCAGTAATGACAATCTATAACACACATCCTGATTTCTATTGGATCACCAATTACTTGGAAACAATCCTTTCAAACCTATTGTGGAAACCAATGACCTCTGCAACTATCGCTCATCAGTATCGTAAGGTACTAACTGAATGGATGGAGAAAACTGACAAAACAAATCACCAATTTATTGATTGGCAAGGTCACGATTTCTCAATGCGAGGTATGGATTCAGTTGAGGCAGTTATTAGTTCAGGATTAGGTCACTTAACATCATTCTTAGGGACCGATTCTCTACCTACAATTTATGGGGCACGTAAATATTATGGAGCAGAAGGATTTGTTGCAGCATCTGTTCCTGCAACTGAGCACTCAGTAATGTGTGCTGGTGGTAAAGAAGATGAAGTAGCCACATTTCGAAGATTGTTAAATACTTATCCAACAGGAATCTTATCAGTAGTATCTGACACTTGGGACTTATGGAAAGTATGTACTGAGCATATCATTACTTTGAAAGAAGAGATTCTAGCTCGTGATGGTAAGTTAGTTATTCGTCCTGACTCAGGTGACCCAGTTGATATTCTTTGCGGAGCTTATAATACTATTAGCTCAGGTGATGAGCAAAATTTAGATCATAACTATCCCAAGTATGGCGTAGAAAAAGATAGTCCAGAATACAAAGGTGTCATTGAACTTCTTTGGGACGTATTTGGTGGAACAGTTAACGAACAAGGTTATAAAGTTCTTGATCCACATATTGGGGCAATCTATGGAGATTCTATTACAATTGATAGAGCTAACGAAATTTGTGCAAGACTAGAAGCAAAAGGGTTTGCATCAACAAACGTTGTATTAGGCATTGGCTCATTCACTTATCAGTACAATACTAGAGACACGTTTGGTTTTGCAATGAAAGCAACGTACGTTGAAGTTAAGCATTGGGATGTTGCAACAGAAAGACTTAATGAGTCCTTCGGTAAAAATGCAAATCCTGAATGGGTTGAAGGAAGAGAAATCTTCAAAGATCCAATCACAGATGATGGTACTAAGAAGTCTGCAACCGGTTTATTAAGTGTCCATAATCATGACGGCAAATATGTTTTAATTGATCGTTGTACTTGGGAAGGTGAATCAGTTAGTTCGTTTCAACCAATTTATAAAAACGGAAAGTTCTTCAATGTGACAACGCTAAGTGAAATTAGAGAAAAGTTAGCACATTCTAACAACAAAAAATTAGTTACTAAAGTTCTTGAAATGGCAAACTTGATTCACAAGAGTAAAAATAAATAATTTGGGGTAGGGCGACTAATATTACCTCAGTTTTCAAACAAAAAGCGCGGTTGGTCAGGTGGTGTAATTGGTAACACGTTCCTAATTTAATATGGTGAATACCAGGATTAGTACAGGTTCGAATCCTGTCCTGACAACAAAAATATGGCTCATCAAGTCGATGATTATGGATCACTTGATGAGCGATATGATCCATATATAGACAATATGTGATCCATAAGTAACAATAACTCTACTTGTCAATAAACCTGTTTCTGTATCAATAAACTAGTATTGTTTATTGATACAGAAACAGGTTTATTATGTAAGGCATAGATGATTTTTGGATACAGATATCAATTCCAACGAGATAAATAATAAAAATATCTTATTGGGTTGGCGCCTTTTCATAAACTTGCAGCAATTGCTGTAAAAAAACTTTCAAATTTTAAAATTTCCGGTATTATCGCGCTTTTGATAATGTCGATATTCTTTACGTTAAAGACCTTCGTTACTCTTGATATACTTGAATATTCACGAACGATAGGATTTATTGAATACGTGTGTTTTATTTCTCTATGTATACCTGGATACTTTATAGTAAAACAGTTTTTAGACACTAGAAAAGAAATAAATCAATATGCACTTGACGAATTTAAAACTTTTGTGAACACCGCCGCTCTTGTTTCAATGGCTGATGCTAAAGGCAAGATCACCTACGTAAATGATAAATTCACAAAGGTTTCTGGATGGAGCCTGGAAGAAGTTCTAGGTCAGGACCACTCAATCGTAAACTCAGACACTCAGCCAGAAGGATATTGGGGAAAAATGTATGCTGATGTCCTAGCTGGAAAAATATGGAATGATGTTGTAACAAATAAAGCAAAGGACGGCTCAGTATATTATGTAGATACTTATATTAAAGCACAGTTCGACCTTTCTGGTAAACTTGAAGGATTTATGTCAATTCGTCAAGACGTTACTGATTTGAAAAGAACTGAAAATGAAATATCTAATCGAATGAATGCGATTAACCGGTCAAATGCGGTTATTGAATTTGATCTAGATGGAAACATAAAATTTGCGAATAGCCTATTCCTAAAAACGTTGGGTTATTCTTCACATGATGAACTTGTTGGAAAACACCATAACATATTTGTGGAAGATGAATTAAAGGATACTCGAGAGTATTTAGACCTTTG